TCGTCGGCAGCGTCAGATGTGTATAAGAGACAGGATACATATGGGTGTTTAAGTTGTTTTTTGAAGCAAAAAACAAAAATAAATATAAAAAGAAAACTAGGAGAAACAAGGAAATATGAAATTATTTATGAGCTAAAAAAGCCAATTTGTGGCTTTTTTGAAAGAGAAATACTTAAATGCATGTTGATCGATGCTGGATTTGAAGAGTTTTCATATATTTGTCGCATGAACAAAAAACTTATTAGAGTTGATAAAGAAGAAAAAACAATGTTGCCTATTGTTGGAATATGCTTTCAATCCAAAGTCATTTTACCTCAAGAAATACTTATCAATTATTCATCATTTTAAGAAATGAAAGTTTATCAATTTGAGCTCGAAAACCCTCACGAAGAAAGGCGGATGTTCCCTGTCTCCTATCTAAATTTCAATCACGGTCTTAGGTGCTTTTTTTCTGCGATAAAGGATGATTGGAGGCTAGGCTCCATCATAGAAGTTTTTATCGCAAATAAGCACCCTAGGAGATTGATTTTTAGAATAGAAAGCCGTTCGGAAGGTGATTTGATTAGCGATTTTCGGAAATGCCCACTAAAAGAAAATAAAGAATATAGGTTTAACTTTAAAACGTTAGAATTAAATGAAAGAAGAAATTGAGCTTTTTATAAGTAAAATTGCGAAAGTAATAAAAGGTAAAAATTATTTATACTGCGTTTGTAAAAAGGGTTATCATTATGAATTTATTGAAGCCGCAACGAGGCTACAACTCAAAAAACAAGACTCTTTGATTTTCGTAAGGCACGGCAATCAATTTACTCTCCGTAACGAGTTTGAAGGATTGAGTTTTAAAGGATTGCTAATTTACGGCTCATTAGCAAAACTAATAAAAAACGAACTCACAATTTACACCATTCCAGAATTTAAGAAAGAAGTTTTTAATAAAAAAGATGCTCTTTTATTAGCTTATACCCTTGTTGATGAAAACCTAAAATTTAGTTTACTTAAAAACAACATTGAGCTTGATTTAAAGATTTTTCTCGAAACAGGAGAAGAAAAAGAAAAACAAAAAAAATGAATACAATGTATATAATTAAAATGTATCTAACTTGTAGAAACAAAACACCTTTAGTATCTACAATGTTAGAAAGTGAAAACAACGAAAAGATGATTGAATTTTTAAAAAAATCAATCAGTATTAAATATTTTCTAGTTCTAGAAAATACTAGAACAGGCGAAATTATAAAAAAATATATAACACCATACACAATAAAAGGAAACACAATCGGTTATCTACCTATCATGCGTAAAACTGGCGGCGGAGCCAATGTAGGATTCTTATTTGTCGGGGTGAAGCCTGTAAACTGGTACGAATATAAGACTAAGCAAGTTTTAGGTCATTTTCCGGAATACGGAGAATCTAATCTAAAATCTATATATCCGCACACACGTTGCTTCACATCAAATAAAGCATTAGCACTAAAGTATTATAAACATTGTGCAATAAAGCTTAACAAAAAAGGAATACTCGTAAATTTATCACAAGAGCTTTTCTTAAAACTGCATGACACAAGGCAACATGTGGAAGAATTGTGGGAAGCTTATTCAGAAATCAACAACAAAAACAACAACAACCGTATTATTTTTTAAAAAAAATGAACGCAAAAGAAACAAAAGCTTTAGAGATCTTATTCAATTTTGTGAGAAAAAACTACAAAGAAATTCTTAAAGAAGAATATCTTGACAATACATACAAAAATCTTGATGTGTCTTTCTTGTCAAAATCCAGAAGAAAAATTACGGCATTTTTGAAATATATCGGAGAAAGAGACTTCCGCGGTCGTGTTTATGGCAAAAACAAAATCAGACTAATAAAAAATTCCGATATGATTAAACTAAATAAAAGATTGACAAATAGAATAAATCTAACGCCTGATAAAATTTTATATAAAAAATATTCCCCGGAATATGTGAAAATCCTAAGATTTTTTGTTGAAAATGTTTTATGGGGAAATCTAAATGAAAGCAACGTCGAATATCTAACAGAATACATAATTCCGCATCTAGGGGATAATAAAACAACTTATGAGCACCCTAATTGTCCAAAATTATTTGTTGATACCAGACTAAGAAGTTATCACTATTTCCCTGATGTATGGTGTAAGCCTGACAACAGAAAATTAAAAGAGCCGCTTCTAGGCTTAGAACTAGAAGTTTATTCAAAAAAAAGATGTATTTTTGATAATACCTCAAATTTCTTCTACTTGCAAAGAGATAGTAGTATTTCCCCCGAAGAAGGAGGCGTAGAAATAACAACACTTCCCATGTCTTTTGATGATCTAATCAAAGATGAAGGAGGTATTGATATATTAACAAAAGAATTCATGCCTAAATTTTTTTGTTTTTCGCAAAAAACATCAGATACAGGATTCCACATACATTTATCAAAAGTCAATTTCTGCACAAAGGTTTGTATTATGCTGAAAAAGGCTTTTTACTGTTTCCCTTATGCATTTATTACAGAACTTTTTGGAAGGAATAATACAGGATATTGTAGAGCTGAACCGCAAATTCAAAAGCTAATGGAATTTGGAATACATCCAAGCGCGGCATCAGAATTAGGACTGGAAAAAATATTTCAGCCTTATTGCGACTCCAGATACCTAGAATTAAATTTCACCAATAGTCAAACAATAGAATTTCGACGCGGCAAAGGGACTGTTGATACGATTATGATAAAATCCATTTTAGATTTTTGTTATCATATTTACAAATATTCCATTGAAGCGCAAGATCTATATAAAAGCGATTTGTTAAGTATTAGATTGTTTTTGCAGAATTACTTAATGGAGAACGCTAAAACCGAACGTCTAAAAAAACTTATAAAAAAATATGAAGAATATAAAAAATAAAATACAAAAAACAATTATCGAAACAATTATAATCATTTTTGGACTATTGATATACTTTAGCCTGATGTTCGCATTAGGCTTTTGAAAGAGCAGAAGAAAGAGCAAATGAAAGAGCAGAAGAAAGAGCAAATGAAAGAGCAATCCTCTTTTTTGCGACGACAAACAAACCTAGAATGCTATATTTCGAGCTTGATAGGTAGCCTTAACTTAGAATTCTCAAATGTTTTCCATAGGCCTTTATCTCAAGATCTATTTCAAAAAATAAGGCTGGAAACTATCAATTATTTGCTTAGAAACGGAGTTAAAATGACATACCCTACATATCAGCAATATACTTTCGTAAAAATCTTTTACGAGACGCCGGAAGAAGAAAATAAAGCTTTATTCCTAATGGAAGGTATCAAAAATATCATCACAAAAAACGCAGAAAAAAAACAATAACAAAACAAAAAACATGTGTATCATTGCTTACGGATTCAAGAAAGATATCGGCACTCAACGTTTTCAAAATTGCCTAACAAATAATCCAGACGGATTTTTCCTGCTAGGTTTTAAGAGAGGAAGCAAAGACGATAACCCGGATTTTCTAATTAGAACTCTTCTAAAAAAGGAAGTTGTGGCCACATGGGAAAAAATCCCAAATGATTACGTAGTCCTTCTTCACGCTAGAATCAAAACTCATGGCTCTATTTCTGAAAAAAACGTTCACGGTTGGAGCGGTAGCGGCTGGTATTTTTGCCACAACGGCGTTCTTTCCATAAAAAATAAAGGAGATTTAACCGATAGTGAAACCTTCTTCCGATACCTGTTTTTGCCAGCCTTTGGCGAAACAGGTATCAAGGAAACAAATGAGGGCATTGATGATATGGTTAACTCTATCATTGGCCAAAGCAAATTTGTTTTTTGGAAAAGAGGAAAGATGTTGTTTTACGGTAATTTTGAAAGACCAGACAAAAACAAATTCGCTTATTTTTCAAATTCCTCTTATAAAAAGCGAGAATATAGTTACTGCTCTTTTTATGGGGATGAAGTTTATTGGAACAACAAAACCGGATATTCTAAATATTCCAAGACCTACAATTATTCAAAAAAGTACTACTCATTTAATAGCAAACTAATACCCGAAAAAAGAGTTCAATAGTTTGTCATAAAATACACCAAATTCAACCCCTGTAGTCTTTATTTAGGCTACAGGGGTTTTTTATTACACTTTTGTTTTCTGGTAGTTAAGGGGACGCTAACTTACTGCCTCTTCGATCTGCTCGAGAAAAAAGGTTCGTTTTTTTGAATTCAAAATTGTTAAAAAATTAGAATCATTTCTTTTTTTCAGCAAGGCGATAAAATCGGAGGATGAATTCACACTCATTCGGACTCCCTCAAAATCGTCCAGCACTAAGAGCGGGGTTGATTGCGCTCTATTTATCAGGCGCGTATCCTTTTTATAGCTTGCCATTTCTCTTTCCAGTTCAGGAGCTTTCATGTAAAAAGCTAACCTGCCTTTCCATAATTCCCGCGATATCAAAGCGCAGGAGGAAAAGGTTTTACCTTTTTCCGGGGTGCAGACAAATAAGCACCCGCTATTTAAGTTTTTCAGCAGAGGAAGTATTCGGCTCTTGTCGATCTTTCCATTCACGCAAGCATCATAAAACCCTTGAGGCACGCCGGATTGCTTTAAACGTTTTTTCCATGATGCTATGCGTTCTTTTTCTTTTTCTTTTCGCCGCCATTCTTTCGTTTCCTGTTCTGTTGTTAGCGGTATTTCATCTAATCTCTTCAATAGTTCTTCTAAATTCAGGATGTCTTTTGCTAGTTTCGGTTCAGAAATACGTTCAATTTCTTCTAAGGGATAGTCATGGGAATAGTGATTCATATCCTGATTTTACATGAATTTGGAAAGGGCGTTTTTTGTGAAATCGTCAATGGGTAAAACAAAGTTAGCATAGGGCATATGGGTAATAAAATCCTTGTCCTCAATTAGTGGCGTAATTTCCCCAGAGAAGGTTCTATTTGAAATGTGGAGGTAATAAAGAGATTTCAAAAAATCTTTATTAGGTTCACCCTCTAAACCAAATGCTTCTGGATAAAAAGCTCGAAGGTTCGTGAGCTTCTTTACGGAAAGTTGTATAGGCATCCATTTAGCCTTATTCCACACCATTGGAGTGATGTTGAACCCCACCCGTTGCATCATGAGCTTGCAAAGGGCTTCGTTAGTATTGGCGAACTTGGAGAATGCTTCTAATTGTTCTGTTGGTAGTGCTTTCGTCATGTCGTTTTTGTACCACATGTTTTGACATGCACAAGAAAAAAAATAAAAAAAGATTGCCATGTGTGGGAGAAAAGATACAATGAGGGCATGTCAGACAACCCAGAACAATTGACCACAGTCCCGGCAGAAGGCTTATCCATGATAGCACCTCTTGCTGGGAATCCGCTTGCTAACGTACTTTCCAACAAAGAATCGCTAGAGGCGCTTGCCTCTATATATATAGCAAAGCAGATGCCGAGAAACATGATGGAGGTTTCCTCCAAAATTAGACAGCTTTGCTCGTTCCGTCATTTGGCTAACACCGCATTCTTCGAATACAAAAGGGGAGGTTCTAGTATTTCAGGAGAGACAATCCATTTAGCAAATGCGTGCCTTACCGCTTATGGGAACGCAGAAGCTGGGTGGAGAAAGATAGGTGAACATGTAGATGAAAAAGGAAGGGTTTGCTCCGACTGTATAGCTTTCTGTTGGGACAAAGAAAACAACATAAGAAGGGAGATAGCCTTTTCTGTTCCGCACCACAGGGACACAAAAGACGGTGGATATCCTCTTACGTCCGATAGAGATATTTATGAACTTTGCGCTAATATGGCCTCTAGACGCATCAGGGCGTGCATTTGGGCGGTATTGCCGGACTTCATTAGGCAAGAGGCGGCAGAGGCTTGCCAAAACACGCTAAGAGCCACAGATACACCCATTGCTGAAAGAATAAATGGATGTGTAATAGCCTTTTCCAAAATCGGAGTCTCCAAAGAAATGCTTGAGGCTTACCTTAAACACAAAATTGAGACTAGTAAGGAATCTGAAATAGTAATGCTTATTGGTCTATTCAACGCCATTAAAACCGGGGCCATAAGTAAAGACGAAGCTTTCTCCAATGAAGAAGACAAGTCGCCAGAATCGCCAATATTCAAAAAGAAAGAAAACAATGAAAACGCTTAAACATCTACTGTCTAACATTGTATGGATTATGAGTTTGAGGCGTATGTAGATTGGGAGCCAGAAGATGAATAACAAAAAAAATACACGAGAAATAATGAAAACAAAAGATACGGAAAGACAAGGATTGCCTTCATGTTCCAGCCTAGCACGTCTTGCGTTATGTCCGCACTCATTGAGATATGACGTTGAAGGAGTAGAGACAACCTCTGAAATGGCTGAAAGAGGCAACAGGATTCATCAATACCTTGCATACCAAAACATACTACTCACCGAAGAAGAGACGAAACTCATGCTTGCATGCAAAAGAATTGTGACCGAAGTTGCGTCGATTTGGGCGGGAGAAGACAAGTTCGAGGAATTGATGAAGGAGGAAAGGTGTTTCTTTTTCGATGGGGTCAATGCACTCTTTTCTGGGAAACCCGACGTGGTTTTAGGTAAGTCTGACGAAGAGGGATTTCATTTATTGATTATCGACTACAAGACAGGGCCTTTAGAGCCAGAGTCAACACAAATAAACCACCAGCTTAGAGGGTTGGCCCTATGTTGCAAGCAACACATCGAAAGGAATTATCAGGACTGCAAAATAAAATCAGTCTCTTGTGCCATTGTTCAACCTCTGGTGACTTCTTATCCTGTTATTGTGAGGTACAGCGAAGAGGACATCAAAGAGGCAGAAAAAGAAGTCATTGAGATATGCGAACGCACCAAAAAGGACCTTCCACCTCAAGCTAACAGCTATTGCAGGTACTGCAAGGGTTTTGCTGAATGCAAAAAGCCGTTAGAGGTGGTGCAAACAATCACTACCCCCGCTACAGCTTTTTCTTCTAAGCTGAAACAAATGAATCCAGAAGAACGCTCTAAGCTATATTTTACAGCTAAATTGGCCTCGAAGGTGGCCAAAGAGATAGAAGAATCATGTTATGAGTTGCTGAAAAATGGCGAAGAGATTGACGGCCTTGGTTTAAAAGAAGGAAATACGGTTCGTAGCTTTAAAAACGAAGGGTTATCTAGGGTTCAGCAAGTCATTCCTCTAGGGGACATGATGGAAGCCGTTAGTGTTTCAGTCTCTAAGCTGGAAGAGGCTTTTCACAAACACCAAAACATTGTGAACGGGAAGCAGTCTAGAAAAGCATCGAACGAACAATTCAATAAAATCTTTGGAAGCTATATCGTCGAAAAAAAACAGAAAGAAAGGATAGTTAAAAAATGAGCGCAAAAAATCCAAAATGTCCAATATGTCATAACGAGTATTTCATTGTTAAGGATATCGTGTTTACTGGCCTTGGTAAACAAGGCTATCCTTTTGGAAAGAAGGCATATATCTCTAAATGTTCTAAGTGTGGTTATCAACTCGACCCGTGTTTCTCGGAGGAAGAAACTCTTTTTAGAATGCAACGACGACGAACCAGAAAAGGGTGAAAATCTATGATAATTGTTGATTTATTCGATATTCTCACGGTCTCATTTTTAATCGTGTTGGGGATTATTTTAATTATACAATATATTATATTCAAAATAAAAGGAAAATGAATGCTGAACAAAAAGATTTTTTGAAGTACGGAGAAGCCCTTGGAATCCTGAAAGAGCGAAAAAGCCTCATGCGCTTCACGGAAGGCTTCAAAGAATGCGGCGATTACCACGGAGAACCCCGGATAATGTACGGCGTTGAAGATGCCATCCGTGACGCATGGCAGAAGCGTGCCGCGTGCAGGAATATTACAAACAAAGGAGATAATGCGTAGCATGGATTTGTTTCAATATGAAAGGAAGGTTAGAGTGTACAATATCGCCAAACAAATATGTAATGTTTTCAGTAAATTTTTAGGTGTTAAAGAGACTGTCCCACAGCTCAAAAAACATCTCAAGGAAGAGGTAGAAGAACTTCTTTCGGCCAAAAACAAGAAGGAAATGGCGTTTGAATGTGCAGACGTTATCATCCTTTGCATGAGAATACTTATCGTTAGCGGCTACAAAGACCCTCTTGCTATCATAGACAAAAAAGGTAAGATTGTCCTCAACCGCCTTGAAAAAGCAGTAGGAATCCAAATGAGAACACCCGGACTAGACGGGCGTGAGGCGTATAGGTTGGCAAAACAAGAACTAGAATATGGAAAAGACAACTAAAAGGGGGCGCCCTCCTAGGAAAAAAGAGCCAGAAGCAGAGGTTTTGCATACAACTGCGGAAGCAATTTGCGAAATTCAGAAAAATCCAGATACAGAATTTGAACAAAACTCTGTGTTCGGTGTTGTGGTGCTGAAAAGAAGCCGCAATGGAGGGATAGTGATGACTCAAAAGGACTCCCGATTTGAGCTTGTCGATTTCAGATTCCCATTATCAGAGAAAAAATCATGGAAAAAGACAAAGTAATCGCCAACGTTTTTAGAGATTTCAGTTGTTGGGTTGGGCTGGATTTATCCCTGACAGCAACAGGGCTTTCCGTCCTTTACCAAGACATCAAGCTGGACGGCTACAGATATACCCTCACAAGCCCCCACAAGGGGCCTAGGCGGCTCTCCGAGTTCGCTAACCATATAAAGCTCGCCGCAGAACAAATATTGGCCTACAGGCCCGCTAGCGAAGTTCTGGTGTGTATAGAGAATTATGCCTTCTCGCAGTTTGGGAAAATCGTCCACCTAGGAGAACTTGGCGGCGTTGTGAAACAAAACCTGTTTGATGCAGGATTGTCCAATATTCTGGTTTACCCTCCGACTACCCTGAAAAAATTCGCAACAGGGAAAGGTGTTGCAGAGAAAGGGCTGGTGATGACCAATGTTTACAAACGCTGGGATGTAGATACATCCAACAACAACGAAGCGGATGCATACGTCCTCTCTCGTTTAGGCCATTGTTTATGCTATCCTGAAACTTACACAGAGTTCCAGCGTGAGGCGTCTAAAAAATTCCAGCTGGCATAATAGGCATGCTATACATAAACAAGCTTACCGATAAACAGTTTTATAACGTTCTCGGAGGTTATGCTAAAGGAGTGAGACTAAGGAAGCTCCTCAAGAGATACCATTATACGCCTAACATGTTCATCAAGGACACTTTGAGGGGGAATAAAATCAAGGCTATGGACTTTTGTTTAGCGGCCAGCAAACACTTTCAACGCCGGGCAGAGCTATACAGAAAAGACTTTAAAACCAAGAGATGTATTCCTCTTAACCTGATAAACCCCCGAAGGACAAGACGGGCGGGGATTTCCGCTTACCACAAACAGGCTCCCTTGTCTAAAATGGAGTTGGAGAAAATAGATGATTTCTTTTTTGGCTGACAGTTATTTTTTCTTCCTGCCAATCCGTAACCAGTTTGCGGCCTTGTTCATCCATTGAGCGGCGCTTTGAGCAAAAACCTTTCCGTCGCCGATAGCGGCAATATCTTTGGGGTCGCCCATATTGGCAAGCTCAATATCCATGAAATCAATCCAGCCGGGGAGGCCCTTAAACTCTGTGCAGGGGTTGAATCCGTATTGTCCCCACCCCTCTTTTTCCAACAAAGAATGCGACGTATGAAGAAGCCTGAAACCAAAAGGCCCTTGAGTATTTGAAGAGACGATTTTCTGATAGGTACTGCGATTAGAAGTGACGTATGATGTCCGCAACCGCAAGATAAAATCAACCTTCATATTGTCCCACCTGTTAGACATAAACAGGTTCACATCCCTTGTGAGAGGAACTATGTCCAGAGATGGATTTAGAAGCTCTTTATCCAGAAGTTCTACTAGGTTTGATGCGATATTAGTTAGAACTTTATCTTGCTTGTCGATAGCGATAATGACATTCATTTGTTTTGAAGAGAGGTAACAGTATAATCAATGCGCCGAATAAGCTCTACCTGTTGAGCCATTGCTTCTGAAATCTTCAATGTCGCATGAGCTTGGTCTTGTTGCAACTTTAGCATGTCCTGCCGCATTTTTACGTTGTCCTGATACAGAAAGAAGCAACATACCAAAGGAGCGAACAGGATTACAATCTCCTTATAATCCTTAACAACTTGAAGAAGAGAAGCAATTTTTGTTGTCGGCATTAACGTCACTTCTTAATTTTTTGGACGACAGGAGGCTTGCCGGAGATAATGAGGTTCCCGTTTTCGTCAACGCTATAGCTAATCTGCCCACCCTGTTCACCAGACAAAGTAAACGATGTGTTGGCACAACCAGTAGTGCAGAAAAAGGCAATAACAGCACCAATGATGGCACTGACAAGGGCAATCCATTTGGCAGGAACACCCTTTTCCTCTGCAAACTCTGCCGCATGAGTCAGGACGATAGAAGAATATCCTTCGTCAAGCATCCATGTGGCAAGCTCACACGCCTTGGTGTGGTCTTCGGGAACACTAGTATCTAACCCAGCCTGAACAGCAACAGCCTCTACTAGCGCTTCGAACGTGTAAGTTGTCTTCATACATGGACAAATAACATTCATTGTTTTCCTATACAAACAAAAACTCCGCACTACTAACGCATTTTACGCCCGTAGTGCGGAGGTCTTACGAGGGAGCCGGGAAGGTTGACCTACGGTATATACCACACTTCCTACTTTTATATGATTAGTTGTTTGATTTGGATTGATTTTCACCCTAGCTCATAAACTCATATGGCAGGGTTTTGCTACACCTTCCTAGCAACAAATAGTTGCTGACTCAAAACAGTTTTAATTTCATCTACTTGTGAAACTAAAAATGATTCTTGTCCGGCTACCTCATAAAGGTATTCGCAAATCTCGTCACATTCTTCCCTAAGCACCTCAAGTACTTCGTCATCACTAGGTGTCTCTGTTAAGGAAACCTCCTCCATAACGATGTCTTTATCGGGGCTTAGGGAATTGCCTGAATAGGACTCTTTGAATGTGTCGAAAAGCTTTGAACACTTTTTATACATTGTCCCTGTTGCCTCATGAACCCAACCTCGCTCGGTTAGCTCATGAACATTGTTCAGGAACGTTAAAAAGTTATTCAAGACTGCAAGGTTAATCTTCTTCTTCATCGGAACGCTTCGCCTCAATACTAGGGAAGCTAGCGCACTTATCAAGCCCAAATCCACGGACGAGATAAATAAGAGGTTTGATAAATTCGTCCCAAGAAGTAGTCTCGAAGAGTGCTTTTTTCAGATTCTTCATGTAAGGCTTGGACTCAATCTTATAGAAGTACTTTTTATCAAAGCCCATAAGTTTTGTTCCATTCATACTAGCCACAAGAATCGAATCATGTTTAGAGTCTTCACCAACATGAAAAACAGGAATTCCGACAATACCTGCAAGCTTCTTCCTAAGACGTACTTTATCCTCTTCGGAAGCTTTTAAGTCGTCAACAGAGTCGATAATGTTAGCTTTGATTCTATACCAGACATTGCAGTTAGGATTGAAGTCAAAACCGACACCATGCAGTTCTTCAAAATCAGCCATAAACATGGCGCTCTTGACAGGATTATTGTCAAACAAGGCAATAAATCCGCTCAACAGGCTTTTCGGAAATTCCTCTCCGTTTATTTTTTTTCGTTCCATACTATTTATTAGTTTTGGTTATTGGTTGTTTTGGATTCAAGGCAAAACATCGAAGGAAATACACCATGTAGCTCCTAACGATGTAGCAATACTAATAAGCAACGAGAGAGTAATCAATGTTTTTTTTTTTTTTGAAAGTGTCATACAGAAGAGAGAAAAGTTTTTGTTTTCCTCTCTTATAAATTCGCGCGCGCGTATATACGGTGTAACGTCCTTTGTGGTTGGAGACGGTAGTTAATAACTTCGAAGTGGTCTATGTTATCGTTTCGCTAACACCTTCGAACTTGGCTCTCTTGTTAGCCGCTCTATGCAACCTGTTAGTCGAACGAAGGAATAAAACTGATAATTAAATATTAAATGGTTTATTCTTACATACTTTCTCTAACCAACGTGTTCCAAATTAGAACTGTTTTAAAACCATTTATTTTCTAATCCCTTTGTTTCTCTAACCAAGCCCACAACTTTGTTTGGCTCCATAGCCGATAGGCGTAAATCAAAACTTTTGAAAAATCATGAAGGATATGCTTGCCATATCCGAACTCTTTTCTTGTAGAGAACCAAGTTATTTGCTAAACACTTGGTTGTTGCTAACCACGAGGGAGATTGAGCCTTGGAGCGGCCAAAGGAAAACAATCAACTTAACCGCCCTGTTCCTTGAACAAGATTTTAACGACACACCCCTCAAAAAATCAAGCCTAAAGTTTGACATAAAAAAGGCGAGGATTGCTTGGAGATTTATTACAATGTCCTTATTATAAGGGGTTTATAATTGTGTCATACAAGGGTTATTTTTTTAGACCCACCTCAACTGGCACAAAAAAACCGAGGGCGCAGGTAAAACATGAGCAAAAACCCTGCGCCCTCGGATGATATGATACTAACGCAATATCATCAACCGTTTGATGAATACAGGTGGATGATAGCCTAAGTGCCTCTATCGGTCAAGCTTTATTCTGGCTTTGCAACTCATTCAGATTGATTTACAGGGCCACTAATTTGGAAGAATGACACTCGTACTACGTCATGCTCTTCTTTGGCAGAGGATGCCTTAAAGCTCAACTTCACCGAACCGGGAGTAGAAGCAGAATGGTAAACATACAGTTCTCCCCCTATCAGAGTAGAGTCGGCTGGATAAGTAAACCTTTTACCCATTGAGGTAAAACCACAGGTATAAATATTGCCATCCAACCCTTTCACTAACAGCCGGGAGGCTCTATTTAGAGAAATACTTAAATTGCTCGTATTTGAAGAGATGTCAGGCAAGCTAACAGAAGCAGAGGTAGTAGTAATCCAAATATCACAGGGTTGAGAACCAGCCGCAGAACTTGTTTCAGGGCCAAACCAAAGTTTAACCCTATAAAACCCTTCAGGGGCTTCGGCGGGCAACGCTACAACCGGGGCCACAATTCCCTTGGTTTCTGCGCTGGTGAGATATGCAAAATGCGTGTACATTATATTATCGGTATTAGTATTTGTTTCTGTAAGTAACTGGTGGAGAGAGAGTTATTCACCCCCCCCCCACCAACTAAGCGGGCATATCAGACGTGACAAGCTTTTTGTCACCGATAGCCCACATATTCTGGTCGGTTAAAAAGTAAATAGTTGAATTGCTCTTCGTTTCCAAAGCGTCATATTCTGCCTTGGCTAGAGAGCTAGACTTGATAGCTATTTGGGTTATTCCAGTAACAACGGACGTATCAACATATTGTTTATTTGCGGCCATTCCTTGTGAGGTCGGAATAGGAACTTCAAGCGTCCCCCCATCAGCAAAAGTCTTGCCGCCTGTAATTGTTTGAGAGGTGGAAGTTGTTACAAAATTATTTTCCGAATATCCCTTAGAGACAGCATGGTTTAAATCTACTGGTTCACCTACCCCTATAGGTGATTGAAAATTAACATCTCCGGCTACCGTTTGTAGATATGGCGTTGCTAACTGTAAGTAAGTATTATCCCCCATTGCCTTGTTCAAGACATCATTGGCCGCTGGGGATGCCTTTACAGTTCTAGTTAATTCGCCTGTAAACTGCCAGTCACCTGAAATCTGTTGGGGCGCTTCCGGGTCAAAGCTTTCGCCGCCACCGGACGACACACCGGGAACGGCGAGACTAAAATTTGCCGGTGTTACAAGCCAGTTAATGCTACTATTACCTGCTTGCACATATACCCAAGAAGAAACAGCCACAAAGGGAATCTGCATAGAGTTCTCCACTTTTGTGTAAAGAAGAGAAAACATGTCAGGCTCGCTTTGTGTATCACTATCTGCCGCCAATAGTTCGACTTCTCCCGAACCAGAAGGGGCATTGACGGATAGAACATAGGATTTCCCCTGTTCTACCTTAGCAAAGCCGTTGGTCGATTGTCCGCTGGAGCGAGGGGTGGCCGCCGCCATTGTCATGGGGACTGCCGCCACCTCTGGCTCAACAGAGGAAACCACTTCCGGCTCTACTGCTTTTACCTTTTTTTTCGTTGTCATTGTTAGTATTGGTTAGGTTGAGGGTGGGGACTAGTCTTCCCAGCCCCTTATCTTCAACTGTTTGTTTATTTGCCTTAATTCTCGTGAAAGTTTTCTGTAGGTTGCTGACCTTTCGCCGTTTTCCTGCTTGGCCTTCTTCTTCTCCCTTCTTATCTGCCTAGCCCTCTCCTTCATAGCTTCTTTTTCGGTGTAGAGGGGATTTACTGACTCTGGAAGGAATTTCTGTGTGGTCGTCTTAGCTTGTGAAAGGGCCTTTGATAATGCACCTACCATCTCTAGAGCTTTGGTCATACTCTGCCCAGAAGTACCAAATATTGTGGTAGCCGATGCGACACTCCCAATATTTTTGCCTACATAGGAAACCATATCAATGTAATCATTGGTAGTCAAAGCACCTTCCTTGTCCCATTTTTCCGATACAGTCTCATACGTCTTCACAATACTTCTGACTAAGCCTTGAATTGATTTGGATAAATCAGCCATATCGGCTCGTCCCAGACTGAATTGCTTACCACCGCTAATAAGGGAAGCGCACCACTCTGCAAACCCGCCGAACATAGGAACAGAGACAATCGGACTCAATACCGCAGTCAATAAGAAGTTGCTCATGAAGTCGTCCTCTTTGTCTTTGTCGCCAAACAAACCTGTAGCCAAGCCGTTGAAGAGACCATTAGCAAGAGCGGCAATAGTATAAACACGAAAGGCTCCCTGAAAAGCCTCCCAGAAAGGAACATCCTTTTTGCCTTGCATCATCACTAGGCCGAACTTGTTCATCACGTCAGACAAGAAAAGGAACTGGGCTTGCTCAAATGAGCTTCCACCTATCAAGTGGATAGCCTTAGCGGAGGTAGATAAAGGCTGTGCCGTCTGGTAGATGTTTTTGTTAAGCTCCCATCTTATCTGTTCATGCGACAAACCGCGATTAGCAAGCATGTGGGAGGTCAGCTGATTCACAAAAGATATGCTCCACCAGTCAAAAGCCATAAGGCCGCTCATGCCCGCTTCCTGCCAATATCCCCATTGCGCTTGTTTTTTTAGGGGAATGCTTAATGCCTTATCGGCAAGCACACGGTCTTCCCATCCACGGTACTTACGTTCCTTCATTGCCTCCAAGTCACGAAGCTCTTCAAGGGTAAAACCTTTATAGTTCCCGCTTGTCACCTCTGCCACGCCTTTGATAATTTCCATCATGGAGAAGTTGCTACCAACGATAGGGTTGAACAAAGACGCCCCAGAGCGCACCAGAGAAGCCAAGGAGAAAGCAATCCTTGTCTTAGCCAATACTTGGAACACTTTCCCCATTACCTCTGCCAACATGCTCTTTTGGGCATACACACGCCCCTCGTTGATGAAGTAATACAGGGCTTTGTTTGCCGCCTCGAAATTGGCTGGGCCTAATAATTTCTGCAACTGTGCATTCGTTGTGGGATTAGCCCATACCCGGTTGTTGAAGTTGACCAGTTCCGAAGCTGTCATCCACCCCTCCATGATAGAGCTATAACGAAGATATTCCCCAAGAGGGTTTATTTCCAGAGAGAGCGCCGCCGAAGAGGGAGTGTTCCGGTGCTTTGCGTAAGAGGGCAAGCCCGTCCTTGTGACGTGTCCCTTACTGTAAGCATCCATATCCCCTTCTTGCATTGTATTATAGGCGGCAATATTGCGGGGCGTATAGTAGTCATCAAGGATAACCGTCTGGCCATAGTTCTCTGCCATGAACGCCCGTAGCTTCTCGCCCTTTTCCCGATACAGGTTCTGTAACTCGTCAGCAAGGTAAAGCCCATCCGGCCCAAGCAATTCCAATAGCTTGGCAATATCTTTTTCCTTCCTCGCAAGGTATTCTTCTTCAATGACTTCCAGCTTAGATTCAAACTCTTCGGAAGTAATGGCGCCATCATCAAGGCTCTTGTTTAAGCCCTCCAACTCCTGTTGGTACTTACGATAGTTGCCGAAATCCATCCCCTTGTCTCCAAGGTTTTCTCTCAATACAGCCAAGCCATCCTTCTCTCTCAATGTCTGATAGACTTTGACAAGGCCATACTTGGTTAGCTCATGCCCCATAAAGGGAATAGTTTTTGTAGAAAGCTCATCAAAATACCTTGGAGAGTTCTGCCCTGCAATCTCCATCATTCCACGCATGATGCGAATCGCATGGGACGTAGCCTTTTCTTTTTCTACCCCTCGCTGTTGCTCTGCGAATTGGACGTTGTTCTGTAAGAATGTCCCTATGTCCTTAAAGGATTTCATGGAAGACATCACTTCGAGGAGTTGTTGAAGGCTCATGAATTGCGTGAAGATTCTATCTAAAAAGCCCGTTCCCCGTTGGTCCCTTTCCATTACGGCTTTTCTAAGGGCATCACGATTCTTCTCTCCTCCTACTCGCTCATTGATTTTAGCGTTAAAATCATTATAGAAGCGCTCAATACGTTCATTAACCTTTTTCCTGCGGAGTCGCCCTTCACGCTGTAGCTCCTTCAATGTCTTAACTGCTTCCGCAAGTTGCTGTGCATTGAGAGCATACTTATACCTTCCGTTAGGCATCTTCTCCCGATACAACGCACTACCAAACACCTCAAGGAGATTCTTTTGGTTTTCCAGATTTTCCAGTTCCAGAGCAAGTTCTTCTGTGGCAGGCTGGTTTTGAAGCTCATCTATGGTGCTATCCAAGACTTCAAGCTGGGTTGCAACTTCGGAAGGAGACATAGCCATAACCTCAAGGGCATCCATAGTCTCCTCTCTGGCTTGTGCGTCCAAAGAACGAGAGCGCCCCTTGGTGTCCTTAAAAGCATTCTCGGCAAGCCTTCGCAAGCTCTGTATGCTTTTACTGGCAAGCTTCTTCTCTGCCGCCGCCTCCGCTCTTTCCTCCTTGATGTCTTTCCTTATTTCCTTGGAGATTAAACCCCGGAGGAATTTCATTTCCCTGTTGAAATCCTTCTTGGCTTTAGCGTCCGCTTGCTCAACCCTCCTGTTTATCTCGTCCTGAATAATGCGCTCCAACTGCTTCCGGCTCGCCGCCTCCGCTCTTTCGTTCAAGGCCGCTACTGTGGCATCCAATGCAGTCTTCATGTCCGCATTAAACGCTTCGTTGCTCTTGGGATTCGCAAGCCTTTCGGCAAGCTGGTTGGAGATAAACTTCCGGCTACCAGAAGCCATTGCATTAGCGATAGAGAGAACAGAATTCAGTAACGCTTTCTGTTGTCCTCGTTCGGTCAGCTTCCCTTGAGAAAACCTTTCCGAAAGCTTTATCATGCTCCTCTGCAATTTGTGGAGCTGGCCTATAGACCTTTCCGATGCGCCATTGACTATGTTTGATATGGCTTCATTAATGGTTCTTACAGAAGGAGTTACATCAATGGTTCCACGCCTCCTCACGGAAGGAAGGCTCTGGCCCATTGGCAAAATGCTTTCTCCGGTCGCACCATTGACAAGCTCTGCCATATCCTGACCGTCACGACGTTCGGCCATAGTCGCCAAAGATTTAGACCACTTGACAAAATCGGGAGAGACAATGCCCTGCTCAATGGCCTCTTTTATCAGAGCGCCTTCCGCAAAGACATTCCCAACTTCCGCTATAGCGTCCTTCTGCCACTCAAGGATTGTTTGAACATTGCCGGGCATTGCGGAAAACAGTTCCGGCGTTGTTGCCAAAGCCTTCCCCATATTCGCCAAATGTTCCTGCAACACAACGTCATTGCTCAAATCCCCTATCTCTTCCGCACTACGTCCCAAGAACTCCAAGTAATTCCTTACCTGTGTTTCAATGACGCTTCGAGAAATAACGCCGCTCTCCAAATCGGATATTGCACGGGCGTGAATTATTTCTTCCAGAATATTGAGAGGATTCGCTTCACCCCTCGCAACAGCAATCGTGCCATCTCTATATGCAGATACAATTTCCAGCTCATTTGCTACATCTTCAATACTTACTTTCCCATCACGAAAACTCTGCAACAATTCCGGGTCTTGGTTAATTACAGCCAAAGCCCTAAGTCGTGCTATAGTTGCATTGTTGTCTTCTGTGGATTGGATTTTTGCTCGGAGTTCGTCAGGAGTATAGCTCTTTATCTTCGTCTCCTTGCCCACCCCTGACTCTATCTCTTCTTGGGCGAAAATATTTAATGCCCTGATAAATCCCGGATTTGACTGCAACGCTTGAGACATGAACGTCCCTGCGATTTCGTCTGTTACTGTGGTTACTTTTTCAGCTCCACTTACCGGGTCTCTCTCAACAATATTAAAGGTTCCGTCCCCGTTGTCGGATATCTCCGGCATCAGCTCAACATCCTTAAACCTCTCTGCATTCTTAGCTAAAAAGTTCAGGAATATCCCCGCTTGCTGGTTTGTTATTTGCACGTCGGGGCTTACCCGGTTATTGCGAAGGGCCGATATAAGCCTGTTTGTGCGCTCCTTGCCGTCTGGCATTTCGGCAATAGCCACAGCTTCCGATTCGGGTACACCATAAGCTTGAAGAGCCGAAGCGCTTCTTCCTACTCGGTTGACGAGGTGGTTAGCTTGATAGCCCCCAACAGCACCAATGGAGCCTCCAAGAATGGCTGTAGCCCCCAATAGTTCAGGGGATGTGAAGTCCAATGTTTCCCACCAGTTTTTAAGGGTGTTTTGCTGGGTAAGCTCAAACCCCGCAGAGCGCATTACATTCTCCAATCCAACATAAATTGGGTCAGCAATGACTTCTTGGGTATATTCAGACAAAGCACCAGCCGCCGCACCTCTTACGGTAGCGGGAACTCTTCCGGCAACAGAGGCCATTTTCCTACCTGCCTCTGCCACCTTAATACCTTTGGAGGCCAAAGCACCAACGCCAAGAGTTACGTTTTCAAGGAGACCTTCCAAGGCCCCAACAGTAACACCATATGTCAATGCTCCTGCCCTAGAAGAATTCGTCCTATATGCCTCAAGACCTACCGTTGAACCATACACCATTGAGCCGACAGCCATACCTGTGGCGGCCATAGATACAGGGCCTCCACCACTAGCTAAAAGAGTACTTCCTGTTACTGCCGTTATCTTGGGAACTTGGTCTGTTGCTACCTTAGCCGCTATTCCTAGCCACGAAGTAGGCATGTCTCGGCCCTGACGATATTCCTGCTGGATAGCCAACGCAAGGCGTTCTGCTTGGGCGCTATCACCTCCTCCGTCAAACATGAGCCTAGCAAAGCGGGAGACATCAGAGGCGGTGTCGTCTATGGCTTGGGTGAGCCAAGTCCTGTCGTCTTTGGGCAACATGTAGGGAAGCATCTGAATGGCTAGAGAGAACGTCTCTCCTTCCCCAAGCTTCAACAACCTGTCTGCCATCTTGTCCCAATCCAGCTCTCCGCTTTCTATGTATTCATCTTTAATCCATGAGACGGAGTTATACGCACGCTGGTAAATGTATTTAAGCGCAGGTTCTTGGTTGAAAATGTTTTCCGCATACAGGTTTAGATTGCCTTCCAAGCTGTCGATTGCTTTCTGGTAATCGCCTCCTGTTTCTATAAAGGAATCGAAAAATCTGGTAGAGGCTTCATTGTATGCTGTCTCCTCATCCTTGTTCCTTTGAAGCTCTTGAGCGTATTTGCTGACAACTCCGTGCATTGAGTCGGTTTGATAATGCTTTTTCAGGAGTTCTAGTGCATACCCTTTATCCATCTCCCCTTCCGGGAAAAAGTTTTCAACAATGCGATTGAAAACATATTTGTCTCGCATAAACTGCGGGGCATTATTGAAATCCCTAATTTGCTCAGCACTAAGTATTTTTTCCAGCTTATTGTTTGTTACATCTTGTGCAGGAACATCCCCAAACAAGCCTGTTGTTGGATTGATATACCTAGTAACCGAATAAACTATATCTTCGTTTCTTTTTATCTTCTCACGATACCTCTCATACTCCGGGTCTATACCATTTGCTTGCAGTTCCTCACGCAATGTCCCTACGGCATCTAAGGCTTCTCGTGGAGTAGTAGGAAGCAAGCTAGACGACATCCTTAAATAATCGTCAAGCTTTGTGCGAATACTTCTCTTGTTTCTTAAAACCCCTTCAATTTGTTCAGAAGAGTAAGCTTGAGGATTTGCTTCTAAATCCTCTTCTGTTATTTCAGGTTGCTCCTTATTAGAAGCGAGGCCCGAATTCATTTTCTTTATTTCATCCAACAGGATAGAATCTTCGGGTTGTTCTGAAAGCTCTTCCATGATTTGTTTATAAATTATTCCAATAGGAAAGCAATGCACAATAAATTCCCTGCTCTCCTTGTGCATCTAATCCAGCTTTCGCCGCTATCGCTTTGGCCGAAATCATAGCTTGCACATCCATTAAATCTTTGTGTGGAGCTTGGAGGAAAGATTCATCTGCTACGATAAATCCTTGAGGGGGCGCCCCGGCCCGTTTATATATGCTCAAGTAGTCTTTCTCGTTTGTAATGAAAGAGTTACTTCCGGCCCAAACAATAAAAGCACCATTAGTCGGAATATCTATAGAAGCTTTATTCGATATAGCCGACACTCTAACGTTGTTCGGAATAAATGTCGCCTTTCTTTCGTCTCTGTCTTGCTGTCCAGAAGGATAAACAGAGGCAGAAGATAATGGGTCAATACTGCTGATATTATTCCGGGAGAACGCCTCTTCTTGTGCGAAAAAAACAAGCTCATAAAGCTCTTGTCCGGTAGGAGATTTCCCATTGTGTTCTGCCCTATATTCAGCAATCTTATCAGAAAGGACGGAACGAACTTCGCTTTTTATCTTTTCTTGCAGGAACAGATTGTTCGAGTCCGGCACATACTCCATTACCGCATACCTGTCTTTTGCCGTTTTCGGGTCTAGGTATGTCCTGCTTTTGTCTAAGAAAAACTGGTTCTTCCTCTCTTTGAACTGAGTATTAAACTCTTCCTCCGTCAAATAAATCGGAGTAGTTCCTCCTTGAGTTCCGGTGTAATCCGCTGTCTTGGTCAGAGGTAGTTGGCCGTTATCCCAAAACTTCTCTACCAACTTGTCAGCCTGATTGAACGTTTCCGGGGAAATCTTTTGTGTTACAAGCTTGAGCAATGAGTTCTTGTCGCTGGTGCTGAAATTCATCCGCTCAAGAAGCCGTTCAGCTTGGGAGAGGATGTTGGCCTGTCCCTCTGGCGACTCTTTGTGATAATCCTCTGAAAGCTTGACTGCCCAATTAGACATGGCCGCAAACTGCATTGGAGTCGGCTCAACCTTGGCGCTCATGGTCTTCTTCATGTTGAGGAGGTTGACATATTGCTGGGTCGTCAGCTGGTTGGTGTCCAATAGCTTTTTGGCGACATCCATCTCAAACTCTTCCGGGTTGAACAAAAACTTCTGTACGAGAGAGTCATACGATTGCTTTTGAATCATGCTTATCCGGCCCTGCGCTTGGTTCAATGCGTACTGCTGTTGCTCGTAGGTCAATTCACGACGCTGTACAGCGCCATCCCTATTCACCTCTTCCAGCACACCCCAAGGGTTCCTCAATGTTTCCTGCTGGATGATGTCCTGTGTCTGGGCTTGAACAACTCCATTCTCATTCAACATCTTTTCCGCAGGTGTTAGGTAGGGGCTTTTATTTATCTCCCTAGCCAACCCGAAATCCCTGTTGGCCACAGCAATCTTGAACGCCGCATTAGTTTCGTCTGCGGCCATCTTTGATATTCTGTCTGCCGCCATCAGGCCCACCTTGTTCTTCTCCTCTTTCAGCAACAGGTTGAGCCTTTCATTGGACAACATCTGATTGCGCCCAACATAAAACGATTTGGCATACTTGTTGTTAATCTCTGCCGCCCTTGATGTCATCTCCTCCGTATAGGCGTCCAGCCAAACCGCAGGATTGTTCATCGTGCTGGGGTCTTTTTGAAGCTGATTGAAAACCTGTGTGGAAGCTTCCATGTACTCTGCCTGCATGCGCCGTGACTGAATACTGTCGTTCGTTGTCTCGACTTCCGCTTGCGCCTTCGACCACATTGTGAGTCCTTCTCCAAGGTCGCCAAGCTCCTTTACTCGGCTCTCTTTGTCGAACTCATTTCCAATAGGAACATATCTGGCCGCATCATAAGTGGAGCGCAAATAACGGTTTGAAGGAGAAGGAAACAACCCCTCCTTGTTCGCACTACTGACACCCATTCTTATGTCTCTAGTATCGTTGGTCACCATGATTAAAATAACCCTCCTATGGATGAACCTATCTTAGAACCTATCGCCATTCCAGTGGGGCCTCCAAAATAAGCTCCCACACCAGAGCCAAGTAGCGAGCCAAGGAATCCACCGGAGGAGCGCTTGCTAGCCTTCCGGGCTTCGCTTGCCCGCCAATCAGCAACGCTTGCTTGATACATTGTGTTCTGCCTCTTTTGTTCCGCTTCCACCCAAGCATCAGCTATTTGTTGCTCGAACTGGCTCATTGTCGCCTGTTGTACAGCGCCTATGGAACCGGAAGTCGGGGCGAAGCCTGTCCTGACTGCTGACACCCTTTGCTGGGCTAGGTATTTCGCCTGATTCCCTCGAAGGCGAGACATGTTTATTCCGGCAATCCTGTATGCCGACTCGGCTTGATTCCTTAACGCCTGTGCCCGATTCTCATAACTGGCGACATAGTTGGCATATGACCGCTTCTTGCTCAAGGAAGACGACACATCCGAAAGAACACTACCAAATCCTTTAAGCGTCGCAGAGTTGAAGCCGAACGGGTCAAACGTGTCATCCCATGCTATTTTGTTGGGACTAGACTTCTCAAACCCAGCTGACGTATCTATGGAAGCCGTTGATGATAAATAACTTGTGTTAGGGTTATATGTCGGCGGCTGGGGCATTTCAGGATAACCTATCTGATAATCAATATCATACAGGCCGTTCATTGGCTCCAATCCAGTCAACGAAGGTAGGAGCGCATTCGTAACACCAGTCGTAGGGTCTGTCCAAATTTCGTTGTAAGCTGGCTCTGCTATTTCTGTTCCACCCCAGAGTTGACCATTAAGAATGTCGCTTCCCCACATCCATGAGGGGAAGCCTGTCAATGGCAACAAACCATCTGCGGTTAGGCCGCCTGTGTCAGCTAATGATAGTGGAATCATACAGAATATACGCCGCTAATACGTTCACCTTTTTAGCATCATCTAAGGAAAAGTACAGTCTTGTATCTGTAGAGCTTTGTCCGCTCAATACAATATGGTCTCTCCCGTTAGACAAGTTTGTTGATACCGACATGGAAGTGCTCTTTTCCATAGCTATCGGGGCATCATAGTCCAATGCCTGAACTGTGGCCTGAATCCTTGGCGCACCATAAGCCAGTCCGTCATCACTAAGGAATGAAGATGAAGGAGTTACGTCGTTGCCCTCATCCCGTGATACTTGATACCTAAGTTGGCTAATCTTCGTAGTGGTCGCAGGAATGACATAATTATTGGCATTCCCCATTGGCATTGAAATAAACTCCGAAAAGATATGAAGCCCAAAAACAAAGTTTGGAAGAGTCGATGAGGTGCTGGACGGGGGAGTAATAAATCCGCTGTTCCCGGCTTGGCCAATATCGTTTTCAATTTCAGACTTAACATTAAATACGATTTGGCTCTGGGAGAACAAGCCTTCACCCTCCGGCGCTTGCTGGTAATAAGAATAATTATTATTTACCTCATTGCCGCCAAAGCAATAGCCTGTGGTTGTTTGCCCGTTAGCTGAAATGATGTCCAGATATACAGGCTTGGTTTCGTCCCACTCTATCTTGGATGTAGTAGCTTTAACTGTCACATCCATGTATGGGAAATATCCATATTCCACATCATGGCCAGCCTCGTCAAAGACTGATAACTGCAAAATCTGTTGGCCATCATCATATGAGGGAGTCGTTTCCGAAGAGAACAAACACCTTATCTTCTGGTTTCCCTTCAACACCAAACCTAGGAAATAGAACTCAAGGATTGGCAACTGATTTTTGTCGTCAGGCAACAATATCGAGTTAATAGAGTAAGTAAGGAGTTCTTGCGTCTCTGCGTCGAAAACAAACATCCTGAACGGCCCTTTGGTTAATACCTCTTGAGAAGGGTCGTACTGGTTCTCAAAAAAGAAAGTTTCTATATCAACATCACTCCCACTAGCGACCGGATTGTTGAAAATAGCAGACTCATCGAAGGAAAAAGAAAATCTTGATATCCAGCTTTGAGTTGTAGGGGTTTTGGTCTGAAATGTGAGTTGCGAACTATTTGTGTTTTCCTTGAAGTAGCCATTTACAATTAGAGTGTTAAGAGCATCTGTGTAGCTCGTCTGCCCCGTGGAGAAGTTGTTCCACGAATTGTTTA